TTTTAAAAACGTGTCTAAAAAAACCGGAACAATATACATATGACCCCCCACCCCCTATTGTGTAGAAATACAACATTCCCCCATCCTATTCTAGAAAATGGTACCCCTTCGTTTGCTTTACCTCCCCTACCCCCGGGGGGTATATAATTTTTGTTACATGTAACGTATTTGATGCAATAACCCCGCTTAACGTATCATTTATGTTACACTACGATTTATGTTGCACTGCAGCAATTGTGTGATATACTACACATTATTTAAGGAGAAAAGCATGAAACCCGTCGTTACAATCAAAGACTTCATCGACCAACAGTACGAGATGCAAAAGCGCCTTGCAGAAGTTGCCGATAAAGCCACCGCAGCTGCCATAGATTTACTGCCAAAAATGCCTACACCATCGGAAGTTATTGAGAAGGCTATAGAAATCAACAAGTTAGTAAGCGAGACCAGCGAAAAAGAACTTATTAACGGTGCTAAACAACTGACAAAAATTAGCGTTCCGTTCTAAAATAGTGGGGTAAATGTTTACCCCGGGGGCGGTGTTATGAGCGAGCCAAAATTCACTATCAAGAAAGTAGACATTCGTAACACCGCACATCAGAGTGCTATATTATTTTTACAAAGAAAGACATTACCTGAAGATGTTCCATATAAACCTGACCACGGACATTGGTGGATCGCCTACGATGAGTCTGGAAAACCTGTTGGCTTTGGTGGCCTCGTCCGATCTATTCAGTTTAGCGATACTGGTTATTTGTGTCGTGCTGGCGTATTGGGTGGCTATACTGGTCACGGATTGCAGAAAAGATTAATTGAAGTTAGACTTCGGAAAGCAAAAGAGCTGGGTTGGAATTGGTTAATTACGGACACTACAGATAACCCAGCTTCATCTAATTCCCTTATAAACTGCGGTTTTAAATTGTACGAGCCCAGTAGTCCATGGGCTTTTAAGAATAGCCTCTATTGGAAAAGGAAGATAGATCAGGATGCCGTACAAAGACGAGGAAGTAAAAAAAAGAAAGCATGCGCAATACTCGCGTGAGCACTATATAAAGAACAGAGAAGTTCTAATCGAGAAACAAAAGCAAAGAAGATTAGACGCAAGACAAAAGTGGAACGAGTATAAACGTACCCTTCAATGCATAAAATGCGGTTTCAGCCACCCAGCAGCACTAGATTTTCACCATGTGGATAAAGAAAACCATCAGCACGTACACAGACTAGTAAGCAATGGCTGCTTCGTTGCAGCCATGGAAGAGATCAAAAAATGCGTAGTATATTGCGCAAACTGCCATAGAATTCACCACCACGACGAAAATCTGTTACTATACAAACCATTAACAACCAACCAGCTGCCAGAACATGCCGGTAAACGTTGAACCTACATTAAATCACCCAGTACCAGACTGGGCGTTACCACAAAAATTAGAAGACCACGACAACAAGGTCCGAGTTAAAGCCAATACTGCGCTTTTACTTGAAGAATTAGGCTCTGGGTACGAAATGACCCCGGAAGACAACGAGAAAGCTAAAGGGATGTTCGACAAACTCGAACAAGAAAAGACCCCCCAAGAGAGAAAAGATGAGTTGGAAGCCATGGATAACCCAGGAACAGCTCTTGCAATGGCTTCGTATCTCTCAGCATACGACAGACAGCTCGTAGAAGACAAAATTCAGCTAAGAACGGTCGTTACAAACCGACTAATTGAAATTTCACAATGTGGTGATACCCGGCATGAGCTCAAATCCTTGGAATTATTAGGAAAAGCGTGCGATTTATTCACAGAACGGTCCGAAATCACTATTACCCACAAAAACTCTGAGGAATTGCAAGAGGCAATTAGAGAAAAAATACGCCTTTTGATGGAAATGAACACTATAGACGTCACTCCAACGTCTGAACGGCTTACAAACGAGCTAAAAGATGCGTCAGCTGAGTAAACACGAGCTGCAAAACCTCGAAAGAAACCTAACTAGACTCACAGAAGCGCAGTTAAGGGCCCTAAATGAGCAATTAGGCACTGCAGTAGAAGTAAAACAGAAGGAGAACTGTCAAGATAAGTTTATGGACTTCGTTCACAAAGTGTGGCCGGACTTTATAGATGGGGCGCATCATAGTGAAATGGCGGAAGCCTTTGAAAGGGTAGCAAATGGAGAAATTAAACGTCTTATTATTAATATGCCTCCTCGTCACACTAAGTCTGAATTCGCTTCTTATCTGTTACCAGCCTGGTTTTTGGGTAAATTTCCAAAGAAAAAGGTTATTCAAACTTCTCATACAGCCGAGCTTGCGGTTGGCTTCGGACGTAAGGTCCGTAATCTTGTGGACTCCGACGTTTATAAGTCTATCTTCCCGGGAGTTGGACTACAAAGTGACTCTAAAGCTGCTGGGCGCTGGGCAACAAACAAGGGGGGAGACTATTTTGCTATCGGTGTGGGAGGCGCAGTTACGGGTAAGGGTGCGGATATTCTCATTATTGACGACCCCCATTCGGAACAAGAAGCAGCCCTAGCAGAGAACAACCCGGACGTTTACGACAAAACCCACGAGTGGTATACATCAGGACCACGGCAGCGTCTACAACCGGGTGGTGCAATTATCATCGTTATGACACGATGGAGTAAAAAAGACCTTACAGGACAAGTACTTAAGTCAGCAATGCAGCGTAGTGGGGAAGAGTGGGAGGTCATTAATTTCCCTGCGATTCTAGACGACGGACAACCCCTATGGCCGGCATTTTGGAGTTTAGAAGAGTTATTAGCACTTAAAAACGAACTACCAAACGGCAAGTGGATGGCGCAGTATATGCAGTCACCCACCTCAGATGTCAGTGCTATTGTGAAGCGAGAGTGGTGGAATGAGTGGGAGTATGAGGACCCCCCGATGTGTGAGTTTACGATTCAGTCTTGGGATACGGCGTTTTTAAAAACCCAGCGTTCAGACTATTGCGCTTGTACCACTTGGGGTGTTTTTTATAGAGATAACGACAGAGGCACAAGAGTACCCCACATCATCCTACTTAACTCTTTTAAACAGCGTATGGAGTTCCCCGAGTTAAAACAAACTGCGTTTGAGCACTATAAAGAATGGGAACCTGATGCACTTATTGTCGAGGCAAAAGCCTCTGGAGCCCCGCTTGTATTTGAGCTTCGTGCAATGGGTATACCGGTCCAAGAATACGTACCAAGCAGAGGTAATGATAAAATAGCACGATTAAATGCAGTTGCTGATATATTTGCATCTGGAAGGGTGTGGGTACCTCAAACTGCGTGGGCAGAAGAATTAGTAGAAGAAGTAGCAAGTTTTCCTTCGGGCGAGCATGATGACTTGGTTGACTCGATGACGCAGGCATTGCTACGGTTTCGTAGAGGTGGGTTTATTCAGCTTGAGTCAGATGAGCAAGATGAGCCGAAGTATTTTAAATCGTACCGGAAAGCTGGGTACTATAATGTATAACGCAGGAATTTAATATGCCAATAGAAAAAGGTTTATACGCAGCCCCCATGGGGATCTCTGAGATCAACAACGAGGAAATGCCTGAGTTAGAAATTGAGATTGAAGACCCCGAGTCAGTCGAGATTGGTATGGATGGTATGCCAATTCTGCGTATAGAAAAAACCGAAGACAAAGATGAGTTTGATGAAAACTTAGCAGAAGAATTAACAGAAGGACAATTACAACAAATCTCCAGCGATTTAATTGGCGATTTTGATGACGACGTTAGCAGCAGAAAAGACTGGATGCAGACGTATGTAGATGGCTTGCAACTCCTAGGTATGAAAATTGAAGAGCGTATGGAGCCTTGGCCCGGCGCTTGTGGTGTATATCACCCCATACTAAGTGAAACACTTGTTAAGTTCCAATCCGAAACAATTATGGAGATCTTTCCTGCGCAAGGTCCTGTTAAGACACAAGTAATTGGAAAAGAGACCCCAGAGAAAAAAGATGCTGCTGAGCGTGTCCAAGAAGACATGAACTATCAGTTAACAGAAAAAATGGAAGAGTTCCGTCCCGAGACTGAGCGGATGTTGTGGGGCTTAGGGCTTGCCGGTAATGCGTTTAAGAAAGTTTACTACGACCCAAGCTTAGAGCGCCAAGTTAGTATGTTTGTGCCAGCAGAAGATCTCGTAGTTCCATATGGCGCATCTAGTTTAGAACAATCCCCTCGTGTGACACACGTCATGCGCAAGACCCCCAACGAGCTAAGAAAATTACAGGTTGCGGGCTTTTGGAGAGATATAGAACTTGAAGAACCTACCGATAGTTTTGATGAGGTAGAGAAAAAAATTGCGGAGAAGATGGGCTTTAGAGCTAGCACTGATGACCGCTATAAGATATTGGAAATGCAGGTAAATCTTGACTTAGAAGGTTACGAGGACACCGATGAAGACGGAGAGCCAACGGGTGTAGCGCTTCCGTATATAGTCACAATGGAGAAAAGTAGTGGTACTATCTTGGCCATTCGTCGTAACTGGAGACCAGAAGATGAAACTAAAAAGAAACGTAACCACTTTGTACACTACGGTTATATCCCTGGTTTTGGGTTTTATTGCTTCGGTCTTATTCATCTTATTGGGGCTTTTGCTAAATCAGGAACTTCTATACTCCGCCAACTTGTTGACGCAGGATCACTCTCAAATCTGCCTGGTGGCTTTAAGACCCGTGGGTTGCGTTCCAAAGGAGATGATACTCCGATAAGCCCAGGAGAATTCCGTGATGTTGACGTACCTTCGGGCACAATCCGAGACAACATAGTTCCGCTTCCATATAAAGAGCCGAGTATGGTCTTGGCTGGGTTGTTAGATAAGATCATTGAAGAAGGACGTCGTTTTGCGTCTGCAGCAGACTTACAGATAAGTGACATGAGCGCACAAGCGCCTGTAGGTACAACACTAGCAATTCTGGAGCGTACACTCAAAGTAATGTCCGCAGTACAAGCTCGCATCCATTATGCAATGAAACAGGAACTGAAACTGCTTCGTGACATAATCAGGGATTACACTCCAGAAACCTATGACTACGAGCCCACTGAGGGATCACCTCGTGCTAAACAATCTGACTACGACAACGTCGATGTAATTCCAGTCTCAGATCCAAACGCTGCAACAATGGCGCAAAAGATTGTGCAATATCAAGCAGTCTTACAACTGGCCCAACAAACCCCACAGATTTACAACATGCCGTTCTTACACCGCCAGATGCTAACCGTACTTGGTATTAAGAATGCGCAAAAGCTAGTTAAGTTGCCAGAAGATCAGAAACCCGAGGACCCCATCACTGAGAATACAAACGTTCTTATGATGAAGCCAGTCAAAGCGTTTTTGTACCAAGACCATCAAGCACATATTACCGTGCACATGTCTGCTATGAAAGATCCTAAGATCATGCAGTTGGTAGGTCAAAACCCTCAAGCACAGATGATACAGTCCGCCATGTTAGCTCACATCAACGAGCACATTGCTTACGAGTATCGCAAACAGATGGAAGCAGTTATGGGTATTGAGTTGCCAAGCCATCCAGATGACGAGGATGCACAGGGTATTCCTGTAGAAATGGAAGTTCAAATATCTCAGCTTGCTGCCCAAGCCGCACAACAACTATTGCAACGCAACACAAACGAGGTTGCCGCACAACAAGCTCAACAGGCCCAGCAAGATCCTATTATCCAGATGCAACAGCAAGAGCTCCAGCTCAAAGCGCAAGAAGTATCTATTAAGGAGCGCAAACTTGCCGCTGACGCAGCAGCTAAGGCCGACCAGCTTGAGATTGAGAAAGAAAGAATTACGTCTCAAGAGAGAATTGCAGGTTTACAGGCATCTCTCAAAGCACAGAAAGACAACCAAGACCGAGAGGCTAAACAGGAAGAAGCCGGGGCAAAACTTGGTGTCGATATGGCTAAGACATATGCGCAGATGCAGAAAGGCGAAAAACCTAACAAATGATAGAAAAGTATCTTGATCGTGTAGTCCAGCAACTAGACGAGAAAGTAGGACGGCTACAGGAGGCCGTTGGTGCGGGAAGTGCAAAAGACTTCTCTGAGTACCAGAAGATGTGTGGGGAGATTCAAGGTCTTCTTTCTGCTCGTCTATTCATAACCGACCTTAGAAAAAATATGGAGCATTCTGATGACGAATGAAATCCTTATCGGCTCAAACCCCGATAAACCAGAAGTTGTAGGCGCAGTAAGTTTTACAGCAAGTAACGAAGAAAAAGCACGACAAGTTCCAACCCCATCAGGATACAGAGTTCTCTGTGCAGTACCCGAGGTTGAAGAACAATACGAGAGCGGTTTAGTAAAAGCAGGCGAAACAATTAACTTTGAAGAGAAGCTAGCAACGGTTCTTTTTGTGGTTGAGATTGGCCCAGATTGCTACAAAGACCCCGCTAGATTCCCCACAGGCCCTTGGTGTAAAAAAGGTGATTTTGTAGTTGTCAGACCAAATGCTGGCACTAGATTACTTATCCATGGTAGGGAGTTCCGAATGATTAATGATGATTCCGTAGAGGCTGTAGTACAAGATCCTCGTGGAATTAAACGTGCTTAAGGAGTTATAAATGGCTGAAAACAAACAAGAAATGGAAAATTTTGAGTTTCCCGACGAAGTAGAAATTAAGGGTAAACCCGTAGAAAACGATGTGGATATCGAGATTGAAATTGAAGACGACACCCCGCCAAAAGACCGGAACAAAGAAGCTATTCCGGAAGAAATGGTTAAGCAGTTTGACGCTGCCGACGACGAAGAAGACCTAGATCCTAAAGCGCAAGCTTTACGTCTAAAGCAGTATAAAAAGGTTTATCACGACGAACGCAGAGCCAAAGAAGCTGCTTTTAGAGAACAACAAGAGGCTATTAACCTAACTAAACGGTTAATGGACGAGAACAAAAAGCTACGTGAAGCTTACAGTACAGGCGAGAAAACCTATATAGAAACGGTTCAAAACGCCGCTGACTTAGAGATTCAAGTAGCTCAACGTGCTTATAAAGAAGCTCTAGAAACCGGCGACCCAGATAGAATTGTGGAAGCCCAGACTAGACTAAACGAAGCAGGGTATAAAGTTCAGAAGGTTAAAGACTTCAAACCAAGTACTTTACAAATTTCTGAAAATGATGTACAAATGCAGGAAGTGGAGCAACAGCGTCCCAAGATTGATGCCAAAACACAGTCTTGGTTGGACCAGAATCCATGGTATGGCACTAAGAAAGCCATGTCAAGTTTTGCTGTTGGAGTACACGACGAATTAATTGACGAATACGGTAAAGATATTATCGGTTCGGATCAGTATTTTAAACGTATAGACAGAACTATGCGTGAGAAGTTTCCAGAATACTTTGGTATTCCGGAAGAAAAGGCAGAGTCAGCAGAAGAGGTCCAGAAACCTACTCCAAAAGCTAAGCCAAACACGGTTGTTGCTCCGGCTACAAGAAGTACGTCATCCAAACAGATACGTTTAAAGCAAACGCAATTACAGTTAGCTAAAAAACTTGGATTAACCCCCGAGCAATACGCCCGTGAACTTACAAAATTGGAGGCCCAAAATGGCTGAAAAAAGACTTACTCGTGAATTAGATACCCGTGCAACAAGCGAACGTCCTAAGCAGTGGGCGCCAGCAGAATTGCTCCCTGAGCCTGACAAACAAGCTGGGTATTCGTATAGATGGATTCGTACTTCAACGCTGAATCAGGCGGACCCTCGCAATATCTCTGGGAAACTAAGAGAAGGCTGGGAACCTGTAGGAATTGAAGAACAACCCAAGTTTCAACTGCTAGTTGATCCCAATAGTCGCTTTAAGGACAATATTGAGATTGGCGGGTTATTGCTTTGCAAGACTCCAGAAGAGTTTGTTGCTCAACGTAATGCACATTACCAAAAGCAAGCAGAAAATCAGATGGAAGCTGTAGACAGTAGCCTTATGCGCCAAAGTGACCCAAGGATGCCGCTCTTTAAAGAGAGCAAGTCCACGACGACCTTTGGTAAAGGTTAATTTTAATTTAGGAGTTTAATATGGCTTATCCTACTGTAGATAAACCGTACGGACTAAAACCAGTCAATTTAATTGGCGGTCAAGTCTTTGCGGGAGCAACTCGTCAGATGGAAATTGCAAGTGGCTATGCTACTAGTATTTTTTATGGCGATTTAGTAAAACGTATTTCTGATGGAACGATTGAAAAAGATACTGGCACAACTACAGCTACACCTTGTGGCGTATTTTTAGGTGTTAGTTTCACCAATTCCTCAACTGGTCAAGTTCAGCAACAACAATTCTACCCAGCAAGTCAGTCAATCAAATCTGGAACAAAGATTTTTGCAGTCGTTGCAGACGATCCTGATACGCTGTTTCAAGTAGTTTCTTGTTCTTCAGGTACAACTGTTGCTGGCATGGGCATTTCCGCCATTGGTAATAACATTGCGCTAATTCAAAACTCTGGATCTACCACCACTGGTAACTCCGCTGTAGCGATTGATGAAGGTACACAAGCTACTACCAATACTCTACCTATCCGCATTATTGATGTGGTAAGAGAAACTGCTACTGGCGCTGATACATTTGTTGAGTTTATCGTAAAGATAAATGCAACTATGCATCAGTACAACAACTCAACTGGCGTATAAGGAGCTTAGAAAATGGCTATTTCACGTGCACAACTACTGAAAGAGTTGCTTCCAGGCTTAAACGCTTTGTTTGGCTTGGAGTACGCAACGTATGGTGAACAACATAAAGAGATCTATGAAACTGAGACCTCTGAGCGTTCGTTTGAAGAAGAAACAAAACTGTCAGGCTTCTCCGCTGCACCAGTCAAAAACGAAGGTTCTGCCATCGCTTATGACAATGCACAAGAGGCTTTCACAGCTCGCTATAACCACGAAACCATTGCTCTCGGCTTCTCCCTAACAGAAGAGGCAATCGAGGACAACTTGTATGACAGCTTATCCGCTCGTTATACCAAGGCTTTGGCTCGTGCTATGGCATACACCAAGCAAACTAAGGCAGCTTCCGTTCTAAACAACGGTTTCTCTGCTGGCGTATATGCTGGTGGTGACGGTGTAGCTTTATTTAGCACCTCACACCCACTGGTTTCTGGTGGCGTAAACAGCAACACTTTCACAACTCAAGCTGACTTGAACGAGACTTCTTTGGAAGCCGCAGTTATTCAGATCGCTGGTTGGACAGATGAGCGTGGCTTGTTAATCGCTGCTAAACCACGTAAGTTAATCGTTCCACCTGCACTCCAGTTCGTAGCTACCCGTCTTTTAGAGACCCAGTTGCGTGTTGGTACTGCCGACAACGATATTAACGCTATCGTAAACAATGGTTCGATCCCAGAAGGTTATACAGTTAATAACTACCTGACCGACACCAATGCTTACTTCCTCTGCACTGATGTTCCTAATGGCATGAAGCATTTTGTTCGTACTCCTTTGAGCAACAGCATGGATGGTGACTTCGATACTGGTAACGTCCGTTACAAGTCTCGTGAGCGTTATTCCTTTGGATTCTCGGATCCACTAGGGATGTTTGGTTCGCAAGGAGCATAAAGAAGAGGGGAGCCAAAAACTCCCCTTTTTTGTTTTATTTGTAGTAAGATTTACAAAACTGGGAATTACGCTTATTAAACTGCCCCAGCAGACGCATACACGATTAATAGGCTAACTTTGTATGGAGAATTAACATGGCACGTACCACATTTCAAGGTCCAATTCGTTCATTGGGCGGCATTTATCAACAAGGTCCAGCTACTATTGTTGAAATTACAACCAGCACCACATTAAGCCCAGAGGCTCACGGCGGACGTATTATCTCCGTAGGTGGTTCTTTAGCGGCTGCCTTAACCCTAACCCTACCTACCATTAACGCATCTGCAAACCCAACCACTTCCGGTCCTGGTCAAGATCCAAGCACCGCCAACAATGAAGGCGTGATGTATACCATTTGGGTTCCAACCACAATCTCTACTTCTTCTTTGAAGATTGGTACTGACGGCACAGATAAGTATGTAGGTTCTGTATTGTCAATTGACACTGACACTTCTGGTGCTGCCGTAGGTTTTGTAGCTGGTGCAAGCGATGACTTTATTAACTTTAACGGCACAACCACTGGCGGTGTTGCAGGTACATTTGTACAGATCTACGCAATTGCTGCACTAAAGTATATGGTTACAGGCACAGTGTTAGGTTCTGGTACTGTTGCTACTCCGTTTGCTACTTCTTAATTAATCTGGCGGACTAGGGTTTTCCCTAGTCTACTCAACATCTTAGGAGATTAATTATGACAATGCAATATGATGTAAAACAAGCGCATTTAAATTCTAGTGGGTATCTTGTAAATTATGGTACACGAGTTAAAGGAATGTCTTTTACAGGTGGAGCTTCTGCTGGATATGTAATTTTATTCGATGCTTCAAGCGCTCCCGTATCATCAAGCGTAACGTATGCTCAAAGCGGCAATACCGTAACAGTAACTAAAGTTGCTCATGGACTTACTACTGGTACGAGTATTGGTATTCATTTTCAACCGAATGGTTCTGGTGTTTCGGCTACTGATGGTACATATACCATCACAGTAACAGGCGCAGATACCTTTACGCTAACCGATATTAACTCACGTACCATTACAAGTACTGCGGCTGTATATGCAGTTGGTCGGTGGATTCTTACCTACGAAAGCTTTGCTGGCGATTATTTTAGTAATACACCAACTATTCCAGGTGAAGGAATACGTGCAAATACATCGGTATATGCAGAAATTTCCAATATGGATTCGATACAAATTTATTATGGCTAAGACCCCCGCATGGACTCGCAAAGAGGGCAAGAACCCCAGTGGTGGGCTGAACGCCAAGGGGAGAGCTTCATACAATGCAGCAAATCCGGGGAAACCAGGATTAAAAGCTCCCCAACCAGAAGGTGGTTCACGCAAGAAGTCATTCTGTGCACGGATGTCAGGCATGAAAAAGAAACTAACCTCAGCCAAAACAGCTAACGATCCAGACAGCAGAATCAACAAATCCCTAAGAAAATGGAAATGCTAAAATGAAAGAGCATGTAGGCGAAGGCGTTAAACAAGCAACGGATGCGCTGTCAATAGTAACCGTAGTAGGGACATTGATGGATTTATTGCCTGCAGTAGCAGCTTTATTTACTATTGTTTGGACACTAATTCGTATCTACGAAACCAAGACCGTTCAAGGGTGGATTAGCCGTGCCAAGCGTAAGTAAGAAGCAACATAATTTCATGGCGGCTGTGGCTAATAACCCTAAGTTTGCCAAAAAAGCAGGAGTGCCTTCTTCTGTTGGGAAGGAATTTTTAACTGCCGATAAAGGTCTTTCTCT